AGTCAAACCGCCGCGAAACAAATGCTCTTTTTAAAATTTTGAATAAAGAATAATTATTAAGATTTAAGAAGACAACCACAGTAACCGGAAAACGACGAGTGGAAGTCTACAGCACGGATTTTTCATAAAATAAATTTCTGTGTAAAAATTTCAAAAACATTCATTTGATTAAATTAAAGTTCTTGTTGTAGAATTCTAATTGATTCAAGTAATCTCATTGGGGCTTACGGTGAGGTTAGTTGAGTTTGAAGGTAAACAACTGCAATTCTGATCCAGATTAACAGAATAAGTTGAATGTATCAGAACCAAGACACAAACACAAACCCTTCGACCAGTGCCGGAAACGCATCTCAAAACGTTGACGGCATAACAAATCCATTTTTCGATAACATATCACTAAACACAACAAGCTCATTTGAGTCACTTTCTTCACCAAATACACACGTTTCACAGAATACAAATAACATTGTAAATCACACTCAGAACGCTCAGGAAGCATTTAATTTCTTTAATTACGTTAAATCAACAAATCCAGAATCAACAGTAGTAGTGCCACAAGACGCTAAAACACACGACGAATCAGTATACACAAATATCATTCTTGATCCTCACGCAAAACAAATCATTTCATCTCTTTCACAACACGAACAAGCACTTTTAAACAGATTAGACTCATACACGGTACAAGCAGGCAAGCTCATAGCTGATCTAACATCAACAGAAGAACATAAAGCTAGAGTAGCGCAACAGGTGAACGAAGCCGTCTCACGTGCTCCAGCAGCAGTTCAAGCCGCAAGAAGACAGTTGCTTGAGACAAATTACTATCACGACATCACCGCACTTGAAAGGCTTGTGAAAAATGTCGAGCTACACGCTGCCAGACGTCCGAGCTTTGGACCTAGATCACTTGCGGCAGGTGCAAGTACAAGTGGAACAACTGATAGAGAGGAGGGAAGTGCATCAGTTGAACGAGCAAGAGAACAGCTCGGAACTTCCGGTACAGGAGCGACACTTCCAAGTGAACTTGGATCACTTCCCAGAATGTCAGCGGTCCCAAGAGGACCCATTGTTGCTGGAGTCACCACAAGTCACAAGATGGACATTCTGGATTCAGGGTTTGCGCTCTCGATGGCGCTGTTTCGTGACACTTTCAATCACGTTATCCCTATCAGCAGCGGGGGTAACATACCTCTTGCTGACTCACGATTCAGCCAGTCCTATATCACCGACAACTCCAAACCCGTTCCATTAAGTATGTGGAACATGTTTAACGCCGCGATGACAGTAGTTTACGGCGATAAAGGTTCAAGTGATAGAGATGTGCTTTGCACAAATGTGATGTATCACAATGTATTTGAAATGAGCAATCAGTTGGATCCGCCAGCCCCAATTGAATTAACACAGCTGGCACATTTATTTCAAACGATACAAAGTAAACCTTTAGGTTCAGTCTCGATGAGCTCAATGCTCCAGGGATTGCCTTACAGGAACACAAAAGTGTTAACTTGGTTATCGGAACATGTAGATAGTAACAGACTAATTGAAACACGTAACGAAATTCCAATGCTCAATTTTTGTTTAATGGCTAACACTTTCGTATCACTCATTACAATGCAGAAAACGTATATCCAACCTGTACAGAATTTTTTAGATGTTGGATGTACGGAATACAAAGTATCAATCACTACCAATAGTAAGAAAGACATTAAAGATGTCAATTTTTTAGCAATGACGCTTGAAGAATACATGTTGTTTTACGTTGACCCTTCAGGCTTTAGTTTAAATGCAAAACAGACGCCAACAATCGATAATTTCAGGGATCACATAGTCGTACCATGCACGAATGAGATGTTGAGGAGTGAACATTTTTTATCTTATCTGCTGTGTTACGTCATGAATCCAGTGCACGGCGCTTATGAAGTGCAGTCAACCTTGTACTCAGTCATCAAAGATAAGCCTTTCGACAAAGAGTATGCTTGTAGTTCAATTCCATACACCTGCCAAGTGAACACTGGCAAATTTACGAACGTTATGATCGTAGTGTGTGATGCGGTCGCTCAAAGAAGAAGACAATTTATCATGCGTGTCCCGGTCAGATCAAACTCATCTGCGAAAGTGACTTTGGAGGATAAGAAATTAGGCACACAGGACAACTTGGTGCCGTTCACCTTAGATGATGAGTACCAAAAATGGCTCAAAGTACACATCGCGAAAAATAACAAGACAGGATTTGACAACTTTGTTCAATTGCGAGGGATGAGCACCATACTGGGATGGATGATGAGTGTATCACCAAAAGGTGTGTTTGAAAGGATGTTTGCCTTGATGGTTGAGATGAGTTTTAGAACACCATCGCCAAAGCAAATTGTCAGAACGGACCCCAAAAATGAAAACCCTGATCAATCGTGGGACACAATGGCTATGTTGGTTTGGGACGTAGGAGTTGATCAGCTGCCAGACACTCAGTTTTTGAGAAAGGTTAAACTTGTTGACATGCCAGCGTGGGATACACCACAACATAAAGCCGATTTTTCATACATAACAACAAGTGTGTTAATGACATCTTTATCGCCTTTGTGTTTACCACCACAATTGTACACCCCAGATACAACCAACTATAATCCACAGTCAATGGATTATGATTTTGCTGCTACACGTGCAGACAATTTGGCAGTTGTGGCGATGTTCGTTGGATTGATAGTTCGTGAAGATAATAAAAATCACAATTTTACAACATCTAATAACTTTCACGAATTTGCGATAAATTACGCCACTGTTATCAATGCTGCGCAAACAGCCGGATTGGCGAATGCCGGCATACCAATGTCAACGTTGTGGGGAGTGTATCTTAACAGCGACAAGGTTAATCGTAACATTCATTCGATCATCCAGAGCATAGGGTGCAACCGTGTGTTTATAAATCGGGACATCACTAAGCAATTGCTTGAGCTACTTCAGCAAGCGAATACGTGCACTGATGCAAATGCTTCGGCAATGCAGAAGCACTACTCAATATCGCATTATCCCATGCCTTGGTTTATGGTTGAGGCTATCAATGCTAAGTTTGGAGTATTGTTGAAAAGCACAATTCCACCTACTGTGTCAGTTCGTCCATTGACGTTTGATGAGGACAGAAATTTGGAATTGTATTCTGTGGTGAATTCAATACAGATAAACACGGTTCTGAATTGTCTCAACTATCTGTGCAACCCAACTATGGTATGGTCCAATTGTCATAGTTATAAAGGTCATCCTGAACAATTGGCTGTACCGATTTCTACTCTTTCATGGGATACATACAAAATAAGAGCATCGGTGACGAAGATGACGTTTAAACCTACAAAGAATGAATTCATCCTAACTACGGCTACATTCAGTCTGGCTGAAGCAAATGAATCATGGTTTTCACGTAGGCACATGTCGTATGTATACAATCCGCTGAGACACATACCACCTATAAACATTCTGACATTCGGATACCCTGATCCGTTCACCGATTGGTTAGCTAACACATGGAGGGCAATGGCCCCGTACTTGAAGAGTGTGATTAAGACTGGATACCATGTACTTTCTGGCAACTATCCGGAAGCAGTCGCTACGTTGGCTACCGAACTCGCTGAACCATTTTTTCGTGCGGCGTCTGATACCATTAACTCATACATATTCTAAAGAAATCATCACTTCATTTAATGTAAATAATAATTTTATTGATTTAGATAGACTTTATTTAAACTACACATTTGACAGACACAGACACTATTTTATTTATAAATACTTTCGAACACACGTTTTTCCATTTACGGTTTTTTATGATTTGACAAGTAGGGAAGTGAAAGTATTGAAGAAAGTCATTGATTTGATTGAAAGACGAGCTGATCTGAATATCAATTATCATGACTTGGATAATTTGAGAAGGTGTAGGATGGAGATCGATGGTCCGTTGAAACAGTGTTCCGCCAAGCATGGTTACAACTATTACTGTGATTTGTTGATTAAGCAGAAAATGTATAACACACACAAAGTCTTAGTGTATTTAGCAAACAAGGTGAACAGCGCTTGTAAAGAAGTAGATCCTGAATACATTGATGACGTGTTTCGCACAATGGCAAGAGACTTTTCAGGAAGAGTTCGCAATGCAGACGACCTAGGCATTGATGATCGGAAATGTGCCATATTCTGTGCGTTTGATGGAATGGTGAATTTGTGTGGCCCGAACACGGCAACAAGAGCTGATTTGATTGAAAACATTCGTCGTTGGGTTGAATACGATTCTGATCTATTTGTGAACCATGATAAGTGGTTTTACGGTAAGATGGAATACTATGTTCGACCTATGGCTTTGTATGTTAACTATCTGTCACGTTCTCTTGATTTTCCAGCTTATGTTAGAGATTACACAAAATGGGCAACTCCTGGTGGAGTTGCAGTGCCAAAAAGGTGGTTACAGGAATCAGCGGATAAGTTAAAAATGAATGTTGAGATAGACGTATTTATGAAGAACAAAAACATGGCTGGGATTTTGGCATATTACTTGAAACTGCCGCATACATGGATCGATCAATTCGATAGGTACCGGTGTGCGGTTGCTTTGAAGGAAGACTCGAAAGTAAGAGCAGTTATATCTACACCATTGGCTTCGTACGTTGAACAGTGTTATGTTCTTTATAAGTGCGACTATCCGAAGATAAACGCGACACTTGTATCTCAAAAGAAACTTTCGGACTTTTTGAACGTGCCATCAAAATACTACATATGTGTGGATGCTAAATCATTTGACCATCAATTCACAAAACGAATTCTTGCAAGTTTTTGGCTAATACTGGCGGATGAGTGGCAATCGCAAGGATGCCATGACGTGTCAGAGATTTGTCGAAGGCAGGTCGATGATTTAGATAAAATATATTTGGATGTATTTGGTGAAACGATCAAGTATAAAAAGGGACTTCTGTCTGGATGGAGAGTAACATCATTGTTAGGAAGCATCGTTTCACAAATCGTATGTGATTATTTAATGGGTGAGCTAAATATAGTGGGTGAGAACATGGTTCAGGGTGATGACATAATTATTTCGACAAATTCTTACTACACGGAAGAGCAAATAACAAGCTGTTTGGATGCTATTGGGTTGAAGACATCGCCGGGTGACAAGTGTGTCTTCGGTTTTGGTGAGTTTTTGCGAATGTATTATACATCAAGAGCAATTTTTGGTATTCCTTTGAGGGTACTAGGATCTATATTTTACGCTAAACCGTGGGTGAATGTATCACAAAGAGCGAATTTGACAAACGTTGCATCAATGTGGAATCAGTTTGAATCACGTTTTAGGGTAATGTTTGGTCCATCAAAACAGCTGTCGAAGGATAAGATCACAGATACGTATAAATGGGCAGGTAATTTGAAGAAAAAGACAATCAGTGATCTTTTTCATGTAGCGTCATCGTTAGGGGGGCTTGGAGTGATAGAAGATCATGATGATAATGTTAAGACCTATTTATCATTTAATCTTCATGCAAACAGAAAAATACTCTGGAAACAAGATCTATTTTCATTTTACGGTATTGGTATTGACGTGCGATCAATGT